TCGAGAACTTGGCCTGATGGATGATCGCTTTGTCTTCGCTTGAGATGTGTGCAACTCCGGCCTTGCCGTCAACCAGTTCGATGGTCACTGTTCAACCTCCTTCAACCATGCTTCAAACGCTTCATCGTCCTTCTGCATGAACGTCATGAAAGACGCATTGCATTGGGAACACAGTTCGTAGACGTCGGGCGTCACATCATCCGCGATGCGGGTCGCCTTGCCAGCCGAATAGCGGCGCACGGTGAACCATTCACGCGCCTCAGTGTCGCCAGCGGCGACATAAGCGGTCTTGCCGCACTTGTCGCACACGTATTTCGAGTAACCGTCAGACTTCACTATCCAATCCTTTCAAACGTAAAACAGCCAAGCGAAGGCAACTGCCTCCACGTGCCGCCGAAATCCACGGAAGGGTCAACACCAGTCGTGTTCTGGACCACGTATCCGATCGGAAACACGATCCGCCCGGAAGCGCCGTCGCCGACGTGCGCGCTGATGACGCCGTCCACGCTCACGATCGAGGAACCGTCCACCCTCACGCCGCCCAGCACGTCCGTGGACGCTTTCGGCAGCGTGTAGGCGTTCGCGCCCCGTTCGACCGAAGCGAGCTTCGACCGCTCGTCATCGGTCATCATGCCCGACTTGGCATTGTCGGCCACGGTCTTGGCCGCATCGGCGACGTTCTTCGCATCCTCGGCGGTCTGGTTCGCCTTGCCGATCTGCGCCGCGAAACCGGAAGCCGTCTTGTTCGCTGACTCGGCGACCTGCCTGACGGATTCCAAATCCTCGGAAGCGACTTCCGCCGTGATCGTGCCGCCTGAAATCGACAGGCCACGGCCAGCCGTCAAAGACACGCCGCCGCCAGCCGAACCACTGGAAGACGAAGAGGAAGAGGGAGAACCGGAATAGTTCGCGTTCGCCGACTGTACAGGCAGTCCGACCTCGAACGTCGAAGTCAAAATCCCGGAATCGATTTTCACGATCCGTTTCGTCACCACGGCGGTGACGTTGACGCCGGAAGTCTGATCCGTCGCAACAATCTTGTCATCCACACGCAGACCGTCGCCGACCTCATCGGACAACGTCACCTCGACCGAACCACCGGTCTGCAATTCCTGCAGATGCTTCTTCGTCTCGGATTGCAGCGTGCCCAAATCCGCGTTGGAATAGTCGTATGTGGCGCATACCTCATCAGCGCCAAGGAGCGTCTGCGTCTGACTCACCACGCCGGTTGCATCGGCGAAATAATTGACCACCAGACGGTTCTTGAGCTCCTGCGAGCCAAGGCCGATGAGATGATTCACCGCGCGACGGTTGGTTTCGGCCTTGAAATCCACAAGGTCGGAATCGATCGTGTTCGCGATGGTCTGCACCGGCACGATGCCAAGCAGGATCTTGTTGCCGGACGCTTTGAAATCAAGCCTGCGGCCACATGACGCAAGCAATGTGCGCAAGCCGGTGTAGGCGTCCACATAACGTGGATTCTGAAACATCCAATTAGACAAAGTGGAAGCATCGGAGGAATCGACAGTGAAAACCGTATCCAAACCGATGCGCTTCAAAAGGTTTTTGAGGATGTCAGGCAGCTTGCCGGAGACGGTCAGGTAATCCTGATTCGCGTCCGGCTGCAATATCTTCGCCGCCAACATGCCGGTCCACGATTGGCCGATCCACGTGGTCGTGGACACGCCACCGGAAACAGTTACACGACGGTCGATGATCCGTCCGCCCACGTCACTGCCGTCAAGCCAGAAATACCAGCCATGTTCGATTTCCGGCGCATCCGGATCGTCGATGGTCAGTTCGAAGTCGTTTTCGTCCGTGCCGCAAGCCCAATCCAACGTCACCTGCGATACGCTCGCATGTGGCGTCAGCTTGCCGTCTGCGATGATAACGTCAGCCAAGGCACACCTCCAGAAACGTCAAACATGGTCAAATCGATGCCATAATTGCCGGAAACCGTCAACAGCGAATCTCCGGCCGGTATCGGCTCGAAAACATATGAGCCGCTTCCGCTGCCGTTGCCGCGAACACCCCTGTCGAAAACATCCGAAACGTCGCCGTTTTCGGCCGTCAACGTTATCGTCTTCCGTAATCCAGTGGCCGATAATGACACATGACCGCCTTCCGGCACTGTCACATCAACCGCGTAAGTGTTGCCGCCAATCTGGAAAGACGGGTTGACGCAAGGGCCGAAAATGACCGCAGTGAACTCAGCGGCCTTGCCTGTCGGATTATGCACCGTCAAGGCGATTTTCGACGGAGCCAAATCGGTCGGCAGATCCAGTGGAAGGTCAATCTGCGAGCCGGTGCCTGCCGTCATCAGAAAGAAATGCTGCACCGGCAGCGCGCGACGCCAGACGCCATCGCAAAGGACAATCGTGTAATCGACTTGCGCGTATTCCGGCCATGGCACCAGACCGAGCGAAGAACCGACGACATAAGCTTGTTGCGTCCATTCGCCATCAACCGTCAACGTGCCAGGCCGGACTGCCTGCACGTCCGAATCGAAAGCCGTCTGCACCACGTCCAATCTTGACGGATCCGTGGTGCGGACGGTCATTTTCGCCGTCGAAGCGTTTCTGCTCACCGATTTGATGCCGCGAGTAGCCAGCGTGTACGTCCATGCGTATCCGCGCATTTCCTGCAGGTCAGCCACCCACAGATCATCGTCGTTGAGGTCGATGACCGTGCCATCATGCGACGTGTATTCAAGCTCGCGCATATCTGCGGATCAACCTCCCCAAGTCACGGTCGCTGACCGTCGAATCATCGGACGCGGCGCTGATAATCGCGCCAAGATCATTGTGCAGGCTGGTTATCGCCGCCACCACGGAAGCGGTATCAACCTGTACGCTGACCTGATTGCCTGTCATCTGATTGGCTGTGGCAAACACTTCACGTGGAATCTTCCGCTCATTCAGCAGGCGCATGTTCTCCACGCCGTAGTAGGACGTGGCCGCAGCATTGTGCGTGAACTCGCCCGCTGTAAGACGAGCGTTGAGCAGATACACGCTGTCGCTCAACCCGTTGCCGGGCGCCCACGCCGGATCCACGTAGCCGGAAAACATGCCGCCGCCTGCGAACTGCTGGAAGTGGCCATCAGTGAACATTCCACCGGTGTAGCCACCCTCCTTCTTCGTCTTTTCCGTGACGGTGAAGCTCTTGTCCGCGATCTTGAAGTTGTTGATGGAGCGGAGCACCGGAGTCGCCTGGTCGTTGACCGATGCGATGCTCTTCTTGTCGTTCAGCTTCTTGCGGTTGACAGCGTCGACCTTCGGTCCGGCCTTGTCGGTCGAATCGAGGGTGTTCTTCTTGTTGTTGAGCCTCTTCGCGTTCGCGGCGTTCGCCTTCGGCGTTGCCCTGTCGGTGGAGTCCAAGGTGTTGCGCTTGTTTGACAGTTTCTTCGCGTTGGCCTTGTCTACCTTCGGCGAGGCGTTGTCCTTCGCGTCGAGTCTGGCTGTGGCTTTCTTTCCGTTGAGCTTTCCGATGTTCTTGGAGGCGGTATTCGTCTTCTTGGATGCCTTGTCGGTCGCGTCGATGGTGGCGTTGACGTGCTTCCTGTTGAAGTTGTCCATCATCTTCTGCGCCTTCTTGGCGCTGGCCGTGGCCTTCTTGGCGTCGGCGTCGAGCTTGGCCTTCGCTATCTTCTTGCTGAATTTGTCAAGGTTGGTTTCCGCGCCTTTGGTCTTCGACTTGGCCTTGGAATCGTCAACGTCAAGCTTCGCCTTGTTGTTGTCGGCGGTCATCCTGATGTTGTCGATGGAAGCCTTGATGCTGTCTGAACTCAGTCCCCAACGGTCTGCCAAGGCGTTAGCGGCCTGTTCGCTCATGCCCGAGGCTTCAGCCTGCCGGATGATCGCGTCACGCGCGTCCTGCAGCACGCCGTTCGCACGCTCGATCTCGCCGCTGCTGAAATTGGTGTTCTCACCCTGCTTGAGAATCTTTTCCGCAGCATTCTGGGCGCTGCTGGCGATGTCCTCCAAAGCCTGCTTGGTCTTGGTGCCCTTCTCGGAAAACCTGTCAAGCAGATTACCGTTCTGGTCGAACACCACGCCATTGTCCTTGCAGGTGTCGGACAGTTCGCCGATCTTCTGGTTCAGCTGGTCGACCGCCTGGTCTGCAGTCAGGTTGCCGGACTCCAAACCAAACAGCGCCTGAACCAGATCGTCGATTTGGCTTGACGCATCCGAAGCGGAAGAGCCAAGCTCTTTGTTCGCGCTGGCAGCTTCCTTCGCTGCCGATGCGGACTTTCCGTCAGCGTCCACGGCGTTCTTGGCGGCCTTGCTTTTCTCATTGGCCTTCTTAGCGGCATCATCGTAGGCCTTTGATTCCTCTTTCAGGGCTTTCTTGATGGCGGCTGCCGCGGTTCCGCCAATGCCAGGCTTGTCGATTTCCTTGATCTGCTTGTTGACGCGCTTCAACGCGGCTTCGTTGCCCATGGCCGCGCTGGTCATGTCGGTCAGGCTGATACCCGCCTCGTCAAGCCATGTGGTCAACTTGACGCCGCCACTGCTCATATCCTGATAGGCTCCGGCGATTTCGGACGCGACATCCGAACCGGACTCCAGGGCGCTTTCCAGCTGCTCGGATGCCGCCTTAGCCTTCTGCTGCTGAGAAATGAAAGCTGATAGCGCCGCTCCGGCCACCGTCAGGGCGATGCCCCACGGGCCACCAAGCAGACTCATTATGCTGCTGCCGACCGCCTTGAAACCGGCGGTCTTCAACTGCGCCTTGCTGGCGGACGTGCCGAACGCTTCCATCTGCTCGGAGGCGCTCATCGAAGACGCCTTGAACATCTGGAATGCGGTCTGCGCGGATCCGAGCGCCGTCTTGACACGTTGGATCGGGTCGATGGCCAGACCGATGTTGTTGGCCATCCTGCTGGTGCTGCCGTTGAGATTGCCCGCGGCCTTATGCACCGCGCCGAACACGCCGGCCAATGATGCCATGACCACGAGGGTCTGCTGCGCTCCGGACGGCAAACCGGCGAACGCGTCAACCAACGTATCCAAGCCCTGCACCATCTTGCGCAAAGGCCCCTGAGCGCCCTCACCAACGGAAATCATCAAGGACTCCATCGAACCACTCAGATTCTCCAGATCACCCTTGAGATTGTTGTTCTTCGCAGCCGCCTGCTCGGCGGCATAACCGCTTTCAGAGACGGCCTTCGTCCACTTGTTGACACCGGACTCGCCCGCCTCGTAAAGATAATTCGCGGCCTTGATGGCATAGCTGCCGAAGATGGTCGCGTTCGCCTGATTGCGCTGCTCGTCGGTCAGGTTCTTTTCGGCCTTCTGCAATTGGCCGGCGAAATTCGCCATGCCGACGAAATGGCCTTGAGCGTCATATGCGCTGATGCCCAATTCCTTCATCGTATTGGCGGCTTCGGTAGACGGTGCGGCCAGCTTCATGAGCATACTGTTCAACTGGGTGCCGGCCTCGGCGCCGATGGTGCCATTCTGCGCGAACAGGGCCAGTACGCCGGTGGTCTCCTGCACGTTCATGCCGAAACTGTTCGCCTGCGCGCCGCAATTGTTCAACGCCTCGCCGAAATCGGAGACATTGCCGACGGCCTTGCCGGCGCCAGCCGCCAAAGTATCGGCCACTTGGGAAGCCTGAGAGCCCTTCAGGTGGAACATGCTCAACGCGTTGGCCATGTATTCGGCGGCATCACCAACGGCCATTCCATCGGACGCGGCCAGATTCAAAGCGCCAGACAAGCCGCCGGTGAGAATATCCGTGACGCTCATGCCGGCCTTGCCGAGATCGTTGATCGCATCGGCGGAATCCGTAGCGGAATAGACGGTGCTCGCGCCTGCCTCGATTGCTGCGGCACGCAGCTGGTCCATTTGGGCGCTGGTCGCGCCGGTGTTCGCCTGCACGGTGCTCATCTGCTGGTCGAAGTCTGCGGCCATCTTGACCGCGGCCACGCCGAACGCGGCCACTGCCAGCCCTGCGGCGGTCATGCCGCTGGCGATGAGCGCGGACTTGCGGCCGGTGTTCTCCATGCCCGAAGCAACCGTTTTCGCAGTGCTTCCGGCGCGGGTCATCGCCGCCTCATAGGAGGCTGTGTCTGCCATCAATCGGATGACGATGTTCTTGTTCTCCGCCAAAGCGTCCTCCAAAATGTCAGGTCAAATGCGCCACCAAGGCGTTCGCGGCCGGATTGTCCCTGCCGTTGGCCTCCGTCCACCGTTTCATGGCTTGCTGCATGTGCGCAGTGGCCCAGCAGACGCTGGTTTCGGCATGCAATGTAAGTTCCCCCTTCGGGTCTTGGCAGATCGAGCGAGGCAAACCGCACATGGGGCACAATGACCGTTCGTATTCAGCCAACGAACGCATCCAATTACGTTCCGTCTCATCCCATTCGACCTCATCGCCCTCACTCGGACGCCAGCCCATGAAACGCTTATAAGAGATGCCGAGCTGGCGGCAGATCTTAAGATCCTCGACTAGTTGCGGAGAACCTGCGAGGCGAGGTCGAATGCCGCTTTTGGGTCCGCTGCTGTGCCGTTCAGTTCGGCGATGGCCTGCCAGATCGGCGTGAACTGGCCATCGGTGAGTTCGTCGAACAGATTGCGCCACGCCTGTTCGGTCTTGTCCTCGTCGGCCACCGGCTTGCCGCCGATGGTCGCGGAATCAAGCATGAGCGGCAATGCCGCAGCGGCGGTGCCGAACATGTCGTTCGTGCCGTTGTCATTGCGGTGCGCGGCCAATGCCTGCGCCCACTGGCTTACCGGCAATGCCCGCAACGTGAGCTTCAACGTCTCCGCATCCGCCTGTTCGCGTAGCTCTTCGATGCGCCGCGCGGTGGCCTTCGCCTGCCGGTTCGTCCCAGCCTCCGTGATTTGTTCGCGCGTGGTCTCCTCGGCCAGCGCATCACCCAATCTGGCGATGTCCTCGGCGGTCTGCTGGTTGAGGATGATATCGACCTCGCGCGTGCGTCTGGTGACTTTAAGCATTGTTGTTCCTTCGCTCTAATATTCATGTTCCTTTGCCGGAAAAGAGAAAAAAGAGGGTCCCGCACCGGCGAAAGGGAACGAAAGTCCGGTGCGGGAAGAATCAATCAGGCGACCTTCACGTTCTCCGCCCAGCCGGGAGCGCGGACGGAGAAATTGACCTTGCTGCGCAGGACGCTGTTCGCGGCGATCGCCATCTTGGCGCTCATGCCGATGCGGACCGCGTACACGTTCACAATGTCGCCGGCGACAAAAGTATTATCCGTCTGCTTGCCGTAGCGACGCACGAAATAGCCTTCCACGCCCTCGATCAAAGTCTCCATGGCCGCGTTCTGCGTGGAATGAGAAGTGTTGGTGTTGTCGATGACCTCGACGTTCGGGCCACTGATCTTTTTGCGTCCGGGATTCTCGTAATCCTGCGCGCTGTTCTCGCGCTGGTCGGAGATGGACTCCTGCGACGGAGTGCAGCTCCACCCGCCTAAGGTGACGTAGTTGGACAGGTCGGTGCCTGCGTTGATCTCGGCGGCGGTCGGCTTCTGGATGTTTTTGATGGACGGCACCCAGATCGTGTTGACCAGACCGTCCGCCGGTGTGGAAGGAACTTCGGTTCCCAGAGTCAAAACCATGACTCCTCCTTAAATATTTGGGGTCACATGCGTGACCAGTTGAATTTGAAAGTAAGAAGACGGCACTGGTAAAGCAGCGCCGTGTCCTCTGCGGTGAGTCCGGCCGCATATGCGCCGGAATCGGAGAACAGTGTCAGGCAGCCGGTGTCGAAACCCTGCGCGATGAACCGTTTGCCAGCAAGCCTTGGAATCATGAGGTCATCGGCCAGCACGTTGACGGAATCGGCCGTAGTGCTCACGATGCGCACCGTCAAAGTGCCGATGCCGCAATGCACATGCTGCGTTTCGCCGACGATATGACCGTTTGTCGTGACCGTCTCAATCACCCACGGCGGCTTCTCCGTCGGCGTCGGCGTGGTCTGCTTGTAGACCTTCCATCCATCCGCGGGTTTTGGCACATGGCTGAGAATCGTATTCGATAAGGTCATTATCGACGTCATTCAGGCCACCTCCACGGCGGCACGCGCCACGTATTCCGCAAGCTTCGGAAGCTCTTCCTCGCCGTGCTCGTAGAATCGGTGCGTTCCACCGCCCCTCGCGGTGCCGAAGAATGCGATGTTGGCGAGCGAACCCGCTCCGCCCTTGGTGGGGCCTATCTCGGCGGTGATACGCCCAGCGGATTCCTGCAGCGTGTAGCTGATCGGGATACGCCTGAATGCGGCATTGCCGGAACCGTTCAGGTCATCGCGAATCGAGTTCTTGACGTTCTGCGCGCCTTTCTTGACGGAAGCGGAGATCAAGGCGCGGCGAGCCACTCCCCTGGCGAGCAGCGCATCGCCGAAGGCCGTCAACTGCGAAGCGTCGAACAGTCCGCCCATGAGTCCTCCTTCACATTCCAACGGCAGGCGGTAGCGTGCGTCTTCTCGCTTTGAGGCGAGACGAGCCTGAGCCGCCTGCCGACGAGCAGCGGATTAGCGGATTCCGTGACTTCCACCACGTCACCGGCGCGAAGGCCTGGAGTGCCGTATGGAAAATGCACGTACAAAGACCAGACCAACGAGACTGCGCCCATGGCTTGGGCCGCGCTGCCTTCGGTCTGCTCGCTGGCGAGGCCTCCGCTGGTCTGCACCTTGCAGCTGCCTTCGTACACCTTCTCCTTGCCGGTGTTCGGCAGTCCCGTGTCCGAATCCGTTGTGGTGTCTCCGGGGCGGGTGACGACGCATCGGTCGGTCATCAGGCATTCCGCGTTGGCTCTGGCCTTTGCGAGAAAGGATGCGCTGATTCTCATCGGAACACTCCAATCGAACTGACGTTCGCACCGAAGCGATTGCGCAGGCTGCGTCTGGTCGCTTCCGGCAATTCGGCCGCGTCGATCTGGGTGCCATCATGCGTATATCCGACCTGCGCGTCATCAAGCCTCTCGTAGGCGATGCCGGAGTGGGCGCCGGGGCCACCATCCGCGAGCTGATGCAATCCGGCGGCGACATACGAGCAGACCAGTCTGACGATGTCCTCCGGCACGGGATCCCAGCCACCTTGGAAGGTGACCGTCACAGTCGACGGGATGCCGCCAAAGGGGCTCCACGGCTCCGCCCGGTAAAGCGATGAGCCGAAGAGCCTCCAGTCTTCGATCGGCCGACCATCGACCAGTACTTTGGACACGGCTCGCACCGCCCTGCATGGCAGGTCAAGTTTCCTCGACTGTTCGCCGGGCAGGTCGACGGTCCATTCGCCCATGGTGATCGGACAGCCGGCGGCGTCGCGCACGGCGGCGGATACGGAGTCGAGCAGGCTGAGCGCGACGGTGTTGTCCGGCACGTCGATGCCGTACTTCCGCAGGTCCTGCAGTGTGGCCAAGGCGGTCATGTCAGCCTCCGATCAGACGGTCACTTGCCCTTCTTGCCGGTGTCTGCCTTATCGGCATCATCACCAGCGGTGTCGGACGTTTCGTCCACGACGGCCTGCGGGTCATCCTGCATGGAACGACCGGTGGAGGTGGAGAGGTTCAGTGTGATCTTGGTCAGGCACTCTGGACGGATGACCTTGGCGCCGTACAGGTCGAGGCCGCGCACCATGTCGGCGAAGTCGGTCTGCATGCGCATCGCCTCCACCTTGCTGACCTGCTGCGCGAAGGTCACTGCGGCGTTCGTGCCGGCGAGAATGGACTGGGTGTCCGGACTGGCGGACTTGCGCGGCACATTGTTGGACTTCACTACGGTGAAGCCGCGCACCTGTCCGACCACGCCGTTGAGCAGAGTATTATGGCCAGCTTCGGTGCCTTCGATGAAGCGGGAGTCCTGCAGCAGCAAGGCGTAGAAGTCTGGGCTGACGACGAGCCAGCGGCCCTCATCGGGAACGTTCTGCACGTCGAGCTTGCGTCCGGCTTCCACGACGGCGAGATACGCGTCTGCAGGGGTGCCTACGGCCACGGTCTTCGCCGGGGTGCCGACGGCCGTGTCCATGAGATTGGAGATATAGGTCTCCACGTTCTTCATCATGTTGTAGGCGGCGGAATTTGTGAACTTTCCGGTCAGATCGGCCTTGGCCTGAGTCTTGTCGAGGTCATTGACCTTGAAAGCGAAATAGTCGGACTTGTCGATCTTGAGCACGGCGGCTTCCTTATCCGTGACGTCATCGACGGTAATCGCTTTGCCGCGCACGTACTCGTGCACTGTCACGTCGTTGTATCCGGTGATGTGCACGGTGTCACCGGCCTCACGGATGTCGCCCTCGTAATCGCGGTTGCACAGGCTCGGGAAGACGAGCTTCGCGCGCAGGGCTTCGAGGATGGCGGCGGACCATACCTCGGGGATGAAATTGGTGATTGCCATTGCTGGCCTCCTTACTTACTGCGGCCTGCGAGCAGATCATTCAAACGGCCCTTGCGGCGCGCCTCGTCAATCTGCTTCGGGGTCATGTTCTTCAGATCGTCCCTGGTAAGCTGTCCCGTCTGATGATCGCCATCGCGGACGCCCGACGGTGGGATGATTCCCGCCAGGCCAGCATTGTTCCCGCCTTGCGCGAGATACGGGTGTGCCGTGACCAGGGCGTCGATCTTCTCGCCGATCGCCTGCTGGTCGTATCCTCCCTGATCGTCCGCGGTCAGGTCGGAGAAGTCGATGAGCTTCAATGCGTCGCTTGGATTGATGAGCTTGCCGGTCGCCGCGGCGGTGACGTTCGCCTGGAGCACCCGCTTCTGCAGGCCGGCGATGGTAGCCTGCGCGGAGTCGAATTCCTTGCCGCGCTGCTCCCAGTCGGCCACCTGCTTCTCAAGGTCGTCCACTCGGTCGGCCTTCTCACGGGCGGCCTTGAGCTTCGCTTCGAGGTCGGTGTTGACCTTCTTCTGGCCGAGGAACTTGTCGTGCCAGTCGATTGGCGGCTCCTGTGCGCCCTGGGCATTGGTGTTCGGATCCTGCTGCTGTCCATCTGACATGGTGTTTCCTTTCATTCGGTGTATTTTTCGCCGTTGCTGGAGAGCCACCGGCGATACGAGTTCTCGGCCTTTGCCAACACGTCCGGCGTGACCGGCTTGCCAGACTGGTAGGGATTGCGGCCGTCCAAAGCTGCCTCATAGCGGAGCCGCGCATTGAGCAGACGCTTCTGCGCCGCGGTCAGCTCCTCATGCCGCCCTTGGCGGTAGTCGTTGTTGTGAAGCCATTGGCTGCGGCGAAGCTCCGGCACCCGCTCTCGCCATTTGTCCGGCAGGATGTAGCCCTCGCGTTTCAGCAGCTCGATGGTCTGCTCGCGCGGGAGGTTGAAGCTGTAGATGCCTTCCGGCGTGAGCCTGCGCCGTTGCTTCTGACCATATTCGTATTTTCGGATCATGCGGCTCCAGCCGTATCGACTGGTGCCTTCGGATGTGGTCATACTGATGTTGCCGCGTCCGACCGGCCTCATGCCTCGGTGCGCGTTGACGACCTGGTAGATGTCGGCGCCGTCCCTGATGGCCTGCGCGTCGGAGTGGCCGAAGACCCTGTCCTGCTCCGCCTCGCTCATGCGGTTGAAGCGGTCCATCGGATCAGTGATCCAGCCTTGCTTCTCGGCCTTGTCCCTGCCCTTGCAGGGGATGGTCGTTCCATGGCATTTCGGATGCCGCAGGAAGTTCTGGCTATGCCGGAAGTATTTTCCGGCGAGGATGGCGCATCGTGGGCAGCAGTCGGGTGATTCGACGCGCACGTAGCCGACACCGGAACGCTGGGTGATGCTGACGCCCATCGCGCTGATGGATGTGTCCTCGATGGCCTGCATGGCCATCTGGCGGAGCGTCCGACGTCCGGACCGCATGGCGTCTATCGGGTCAAGTCCTGATTTGATGGCCGACAATGTGTGCGTGACCGGAATGTCGAAATATGATTCGAGGTCGATGCCGCTCGGCGCGAAACCTGCCCCGAAGGCGAGTGGATTCGCGATGCCGCCATCGGGACGCACGTAATCGCCCTGTTCTGCGAGCATCAACGTGGACGAGTCCATCGCATCGCTCGCCGCACGCGTCTGCAGGGCTGCGAAGAGCGTGATGAAATCGACGTTTGTCCGATTCCAACTGTCACGCACCCGCAGCGGATCCACGCCCTTCCATGCCTTGTCCGCCGCCCTCACGGCCAGCAGGCAGAGTCGGGCCAGTGTGTTGCGGCTGTCCGACAGGCTCTCCAGAGTCACCGTCATCAGATGCACCTCCGACCTGCAGGCTTCGTGCTATCTCAGCCATCTCCGGATCGTGATTCTCGTCGTCCACCATGCGCATGATGCGTTTGATGTCCTCCGGGCTCTGGCCCATCTGCTCGGCTATCCATTGCAGTGGATAGCCGAGCTGCTTGTATTTGAGCATCGCGTCGGCCATCAATGCCTCGCTGCGGTATTGCGGTGTGGCGAACACGACCTTCGAATCATCGAGGATCCGGGCGGATTCCTCGTCGTCCTCGAGCATCATGGCCATTTCGCACAGTTCGCGCACCGGCTGGCGCATGAAGCTGATGCGCTCCAGCGTCTTGCTCACCAATCCAGCTTCGGCGACCTCGTAGCCGGTGGCCGGCACCTCGGCGTTCGTCAGCAGGTAATGCCCGGGCGTACGGGTTTCGGCCGCGATGTGCTCGACGGCCTTCTGGATGATCGGCAGAAAAGCCTGCAGGTTGCTGGCGGTCCACTCGCCAATCGACACATTATCGCCGGTGATCTGCATGATGCGCTCCATGACCTGCTTGTCCAGGTTCGCTGGGCGTTCGCCTACCTGCTCGCCGGTAACCTTATCGAAGACCGGCTCGGACAGCGAATCACCGCCGAGGATCACCCTCGCGGGCATGGACGCGAAATCCAAGGCGTTGAGCGTATACGCCCAGCAGACGTTGACGGCGTCCTGCATCGATTCGACCTGCTCCACGTCGCTGATCGGCAGATCGTCCAAAAGCATCTGATTGCGGAATTCAACCAACGGGACTCGACCGAGAGGATTCACGCGCGCGGAGTCCGGCACGAACCGCCAGCCATCCACGCCGGGCGGCAGACGATTCCTCTCATCGTCGCCGCCCGCACGAACCCGCACCACATCGAAGACCATGTCCGGCAGCAGCAAAGTGCCGAACTCGTGCTCCTCGTCGTATCGGACCAGCAGCCCCGCATCGACCTCGCCAGTGAGCGGGTCGTAGTGCACTGCCGCGCTGTCCGGATGCTCGAAGCTGATGCGCGCCCTGTTGTCCGGCATCGACGTGACCAGGCCGAACGCACGTCCGGTCGTGGTCATCATCAGCGCCGTCTCCTGCAGTTTGCGGTCGCAGTCGTTCCGTTCCCACACCCGCATCACATGCGAATCCAATTCGTGATCGTCATACGGAATGAATCCCCTGAAATGAATGCGTTCGACCGGTGCCTGCGCGACCGGCAGACACCAGTTGTCGGCGAAGCCGCTGAACCGGTCGGCCATATAGCGTTTGAACTCGTCGGACGCGAACTTCAAGGTGCCGCGTTTGCCGCGAACATAATCCGTATGCTTCCTGATGTCCGGCCGACGGTTCTCGATCTTCAGAGCGAGCAGATTCGCCATGCGATTCACGTCATCGGCGGTACGAATCATCTCTAGAACCCCCTCGTGGTGGAGCCTGTAAGCAGGTACGCCTTGCGTTTCCTGCCCCAGCCAGCGGCGCGCGCGTCGCAAGCCGCCTCATGGGCGAGCACGCTTGTCACGGCCGCATCGATTTTCCTTGTCTGCTTCGGTTTGCCCAAACCGTAACGCTCGCCCGATTTGGCGAATCTGCGCGCGTTGCGCATGTGTGTGATAGTGATCGGACACCCGTCATGCGTGATCGCATGATGCTGCAGGTCGGATTCGAAGCGTTTCAACGCCTCCCAAACCGCGGTGATGCGGCTCGACCCGCTCATCGCCCAGGGAATGAATTTCTTCGGACCGTATCTCGTGTCCCACGCCTCGATCTGCGATTCCCACGACACCTCGTCGCGGAAACCCGGATCGCAATAGGCGCGAATAACCTTGTATCGTTCGTTGAGCTCGTCCATGGCGGCATTGACCTCGCTGCGCGGGATGCGTCCGCCCCATGTTTTCGGATTCCAAATCGTCGGACGGCGATCCTCGCCGTACCGTGGCGTGAAGATAAAACCCTCGCGCGTCTCGGCCTTGATGCACGTCCAATCGTCGTTCTCAGATCCGTCGAATCCAAGACACACCTCGGTGCCTTTCGGCGGGTTCTCAAGCCAAAGCTCATGTTCCTGCATAGCAGCTCTCCCAGAGTCCATCATCGAGCCATGCTCCACCGCCCTGCACCATTCGGTTGCCGAAGAAGCGTTCCGCCTGCGCGGGATCCTTCTCCATCAGCGCCTCAGCCTCCGCCTCGACGGAATCCAAAGGCACCCACGGGCTTCCGGCGTAGACCCATTCGAGGATCCGGCGACGTTCGCGCCGGTTGTTGAAGCTGTATGGCGTGCCGTCCTTGTGCCGCAGGTCCGGGTTCAAATCGGGGTTGCGGTAGAAGATCCAAACATCTGATGCCGATGTCTCGAACTGCTGTTGCGCGTAGGAGTTCTCGCCGGGATCGTATGCGTTTGTCCAGAAGTGCGTGCGCCCACCCATACCAGCCGCGCCACGGCGTTGCGTGTCGGCAACGTCGAGCATGCCATTCGACTTGGTGTACAGGCCAGCCTCGTCCTGCTCGGCATCCGAAATTGGATTGCCCAGGCGTGAAGTCGCCGAGGCCGTCACCACATCGATGCGGTCTAGGTCAAGATCGTCATCGTCCAGATTGATTCCAGGACGCAGGATGCGGATGAACCCCTCGCGCACCTTGAGCAGCTGCTTCAATGGTCCAAGCCGGATCATCGCGACCAACGGCCGGTAGGCGTTGCGCACCTGGTCCTCGGAGTTCGCGGTCAGCTGTATCAGCGGCGATGGATGGCGCATGCCCTTCGGCTCGCCCGGATTGTAATGGTAGACCCATCCGCAAGAGCAGCCGTTGTCGGAGCAGCGGTACACGTCGCCGGGCTTCGCCCAACCGGCGAACACGACCGGACCGCAGGCTTCGAGGATGGCACATGAGGCTTCGGTCGGCCCCTTGCCTGTCTTCTGCGGGCCAATGCAGCCGGTCAGACGGTATTGGAAGGCTTGGTTGAGAACCAGTGGATTGTCCACCGTGACCTCTTCGGGCGGGATGAATTCCGCGTCCTCGCGCACCCTCCAGCGGTGTGCGGCGTACCAGAACTGCCAATCTGACCAGCAGAAGGGCTTGCCGCGGAGAATACCGTCCGGCTGGCGCACGTGACGCCGAACCCACGCATCCTGCAGGTCTGCGAGCGTCGGGAAGTCGATGATCCAATCGTCGGCCATGTCACGCCCTCAAACGGCGCGGGAACTGCACGATCTTGGCGTCCATGCCGCTCTCGGATGCCTCCGCGTCCGTGGCCAGCACCTCGTGGGCGGCCATGTCGACGTTGTCCTCGGAGATCTTCCAGCCGAGCGCCTGCAATCCGGCCTCGGACAGGCCTATCCGGTCCTCGAGCCTGATCTTCACAGCCACGTCAGCCGCCTTGGCCGACGGGCTCTCGCACACCACGCATTCGCGGACATACGAGGCGATCTGGTAATGCAGATACTTCAGCTGTGGCTGTTTCCACGCGCGCGCCTGCGGCAGTCGCCACAACTGCCCCCACAGCTCAGACTCACGCTCGTTCCACGATTCCGAACCGGCCCTATCCTCGACCCATTCCTGCGAGTCCTTGTCGAAATCACGGAGCACATACGGCGGAAGTGGGAACTTCGGCGGACGGCCCTTGTATTCGGTGTTCGGCAGGCTGCGCAGGGTGTATCCCCTGCGTTCGCTGGCACCGCTCGACGGATCTGGCATCGGGCCAGACCTGACGCGTTTTCCTCCTCTTGGCATGGCTCCTCCATCGTCGGACGGCCTTGCGCCGTTCCTTCGCTGTGGGATGCAGGGCCTTTCGCCCGCCCCCTCTGAAACTTTTGAACTCTCCGCACCTCGGAGACAGCTCTCCGGCGGTTCCGTTACCCAAACTGTTAGGGGGTATCCCCGTGGGTGTTTTGATGGTTTGCTTCCGTTTGTTTTGCAACGTTTTTTTGTTTGACTCGCTTGTTGCTGCGATGAGTCGCGAATCGAATCGAAAAGACTTGGTCGTTTTCGTCTTTCGTGTCGTTCGACGCGAGCGGCTGGCGTCGTCGGCTTGGCTTCGATGGAATGTTTTGTTTTGGTGCCGAAGCCTGTGTGTGTCAGCTGAGGTTTTGTCTGTTGTTGAAGCCTGAAGGTTTCGTCCTTGCGGTCTTGCTGTCGTGGCAGCGCTTGCACAGGCCGCGCATGCGTTGCGGGTCGTTGGGGTCCAAGCCTGCTTCGACGAGCTCGATGCGTTCGATCGGCCAATGGTCGGCTATGGTGCTGGGGGCACCGCATAGGCCATGGTGCCTTCCGCATCCGTCCGGCCCGTCGCCGGGACAGACGCACCGCGGATCCCTTGCCAGCACGCGGGCGCGTGCGAGGCGATGCGCTTTCGACGTGTATGGATTGCGGCCTCGTGTCCGGCGCTTGTCTTTGGCTTTCCTACATTCGTCGCACAGTGAGCCGGAGGAAACCAGGTGGGGGCAACCGGAGGTGGAGCATACCTTGTACATCAATCCACTCCCCACATCGGTAAGAAGTGTCCGGCATGTCCTGGGTACGTCACCCGCGAAGTTCCCCAGACCAGCCTCAGCCATTTATGGGCTACCGGTGTGACTGGTGTTCGCCGCATATGTCGGCGTCCTTTTCGCATCGGCCCCAAGGGTTTTCGCGAGGCTCCATGCCGGACAGAGTTGATTATAGCGAATGCAGCTGGATATGAATAATGGTCCAACCGTTTCCGGCTGAACCATTTTACTACTGTACGACAGTATAACATTTCAACGGTGACAGTCAAGTAGGGCTGCTAGTTCTCCGAGGTTGAACGTGTACTGCCGCTTGTGTTCCGTCGGCGTGGCGTGCGACAGTTTGCCGCGTCTGAGCCATTGGCTGATGAGGTTGCGTGATACGGTCAACCCGTAGCGTTTCAGCTCCTTGGCCGCGTCGCTGGGTGTGCCGGTGATTAGCACTTGCCACAATCTTTCGTCTCGGGCCGCTTTGATTGCTGGCGCGGCCCATTCCCTGTGGCAGCCTTGGCATGTGACCGATTCGGCTTCCGGCGTGCCGGTGAGCATGCTGTCGCATTTTGGGCAAGTGCCGAGGATTATGAGCTCTTCTTCCGGGGTCAGTGCTTGTTCGTTGCGCCGGATGATTCGCTGCAGTGCCTTGTAATCGTCTGCTGCTGTGCTCATGTTGAGGACGGTGTGCCGGTTGCTGATGATGGCATACCATGCTTTCCGCCAGCCGTATCCAGCGTATGCCGCTCTGATTTTCCCTGCTTGTTCGGCGAGCCATGCTTCCGATTCTGCGATGAGGTCTTGCGCATGGGTGTCGATTGGCAGTGGCGCGTTGCCTTTGTTTGGCGTGTGGCCTGTGGGGCCGATGTGCGCCTGACGGAGCATGATGCTTCGCAGCGCTGGCAGCTGGACATGTCCGAGTTGGTAAATCATGCCCCAGTAGTCGGCGGTGCATTTGGCGCAGAGCGTGCCGCTGGCGGGTTTGCCGCAGTGCAGGCAGGTCAAATCCGGCTCCTTTCGTCATGTTGTTTGATGAGTGCGGCAATTTCGGCTTTCGGCACTTGTGGGACCAGTCTGGCGGTTTCTTCCAAGGTGATGCCATCCTCGTGCCATTTCAGGATCATTTCCTCAAGGATTTTCTTCACTGATATTCCTCCACCGTGTCGCAGCCGATAGTCGTGCCACGATCGGTCAGACAGGCCCATGTCACGTCGCCGGTCTTGACCGTCTTCATGCCGTAATCATGATGCGTGCCCACATACCAGTACGAGTAGATGCTTACTCCCATCAGGAAGAGCGTTGCGGCGAGGGATACCACCAGTACGACAATCAGAATTTTCTCAACCTTGTCCAATCCGCCCATCAGTCACCGTCCTTTTCATTTTCGAGTTCCGCGATTTTCCTAACCAGCACCGTCAGCACTTTCTACCGTGGCCCGAACGCCAAAGCCTTCCATCCGGCTGCGTAGCCTTCCTGCCATGCTTTGCGGCGCTCGTGTACCAACCATTCACGGCTGTACATGGTTTCCGGTTCGTCGTGTTTCATGATTTCTCCTTGTTGAGTTTGTCGGCTAATTCGCAGGCCTTTTCGTCTGCCTGTGCGGTTTCTTCGTCGCGTCCGAGCGCTTCGAGCACGTGGGTGCATTTCCATGTGTGTATGTGCGGTTTCGAGGGTGGTATGCCGCTCATGTTGGCGCGGCGTTGGCACCAGCCTTTCCAGAGTCGTGTCCAGTCGTTGACGGTGTGTGTTTCGCCGTAGTGCCGTGAGTTGAATGCGTTCCATGCGTCCGATAGGTCGAGTTTCGGATAGTTTCGGATGATGTCTGCGTTGGCGTGCGCCTTCTCCCTCACTAACTCGAAGTCGCTTACCCCGATTTCTTTGGAGAAAGAAGAAGAATATTCTTCTTTCTCTTTCTTTTGGGTTCTGGTGTTCTGGTGTTCTGGTGTTTGTCCCGATGTAACAGCGTTACAGTTCCGATGTAACGCCGTTACATCCGATTCGTTGCGATGCTTGGCCACGCGCTCGGCGCTTTTCTTCCTGGCGTGCAATACCTGCTCTTTGGTGCGGTTATGCTCGGCGTAGTCGTGGATCAGCCATCCTTCCTCTACCTCTTCAAGCATTCCCTCGTCAACGAGCGCCTGCACTTGTTCCGGTGTCGCTCCGATGTTGGAGAGCATGGCGCGACGTGGCACGAAACCGTCCGTGAGCCTGTCCCCGCACAACGAGAGGGCCATGCAATACACGCCAACGGAATCGGCGCGGCCCATGCGCACGAGGTCACGTATCTTGTCGTTGTCGTAGAAGCCGTTCACGAGCTGCACGTAGCCACGTCTAGCCATCGCCTAATCTCCTCTTGTGATTCCGTTATGTTCCATCCAGATGGCTTCCTGCCGTGGCGTGCTGCATGGAAGGCCGTCGAAGTTGAGGTTCGCCCAACCGCTGCCGACGTGCGGCTTGGCCATGATGTCCAATGCTTCCGCGATCTCCACCAAGTCCGGTGGCGGGTCCAAGATCGGCTTGTCGTTCAATTCGAGTCCTTGAACGCGTTGTAGAATAGCGTGTCCGGCAAGCCTGTGTGCGGTTTTTCCAAACGGTATCCGCAGTACGGGCATGTCACGTTGTAGGCGCCGACCCGCTGCCCGCAGTGGGCGCATTCCACATACTTGATCGTCTTGCTCATTCGCTTACCGCCTTCCGTGCGATTTCGAGCATTTCCCGAGCGCCCCTGAGATAACTGGCTCGCATTTCCGGCGCGGTCAGAGTCCAGAAACAGTCATCACTGGGCATGACGTCTTCCCAGTCTGCTTCCATGTCCCACCACAACAGTTTCTTCGCCACGGCCTCAATCTCAACGGCAGTTGGTGGAGCGGAACGTCCGGCCATGTACGCTGTACCGGCAAGCTCACGAACCGTCTGAAAAGTCAAATCATCATCCATGCCACGCTCGTAAGCATTGGCCTCGTCAAGCATGATGCTCAATTCGTCCTCTTTCCGTTAGCTTTGACCATTGCCCACAGGATTTCACTTGCCGGACGCCGCCTGTATGACAGGTCGTTGTATGACTGCACATGTCCGAGAATCAGTTTCGAGCCGGTCGAATCCGGTGTCAGAATCGCGTTCACACGCTCCGGCACCATCTTCTGCCATACGATCTCGTCGCACAGCTCCTTCGTGCAGAC